TATTTGTTGCGTCCGTTTTGTCTTCTTCCTTTATTCTGAGAGTTGACTGTGATTTTAACAGATCTACCTCGACCTCTAGATTGGGATCGGGCTCTAGACTTGCTCCTGTTCCGGCCATTATTATTGACCTCAACAGTAACTTGCTTGTCAGACTTGCTAGCCATCACACTTCTTTGGTCCTCCCCTCCAAATGCGATGGAGTTGCTCTTCTGTGAGTCTGGCAGGTAGTCCAGACTCACGAAGCTGCTTAGCAGTCCGAGACAGGCAGTGTTCTACATACACCTTAAAAGGGTGATCTTCTGCCATAAATGCAGCGAGCAACTGGTAGCATAGGAGCTTCCCATGGAGTGATTCTAGGTCAGGTAGAACTTTGTATGGTTTGAGGAGAGATGCCATCAGTTTTTCTGGTGATGTTGGCACAGGCTCAAGGTCTGAATTAACTGTAAAGCCACAAAAAGATAGGCCAACTATGCTCTCCCTACAGATGACTTTTCCAGGTTTAACCCACATGCCAAAGATGTCTCTATACATAGCAATTACTCTTTCTTCATAATTGTCTGGCACTGAAGGTGTGGTGGAGAGCCTATCATCCCCATAGACTACAGTGTCATAAGTCTTCCAGAGATCCTTGTTCGGCCCATTAAAATAGGCAAACTCAAAAGCTTGTAACCAGAAATTAACCATGTTGTTGTCCATAGTTGTTGAAAATTGTCCAGACGGGTTTCCCCGTGTTTGCACAGTTACCTCACCAGATGGTAATAAAACATGACGATTGAGGAGGTTATCAACATACCATTCATGCACATGTCTGTATTTTTCACGTTGGTCTTTGTTTATGAAATTCCATCTAATCTCTTTAATGTGCCTAAATAGGGCAGGTGGTATAGTACCATCGTAGCGGGTCCAGTCAAATTCAATGAAGTATTTATTACCTCTATTAACAAGGCGCTGCATTGTTTTCTTAAAGCCGCCTTCCATTGGTGACCACCCGCATTGACCAACAGATGTCTCAGTGTGCTGTTTCATCAGTGCATTCTGATGTGCTTCTAAGCACGCCCCTATCCTGGTGTATATAGGGTCGGCACATACTATTTGCCGGATATCAGAATTTTTGATTTTTTCCTCTTTTATGATTTCCTTCTTGAGGAACAAATACCACAGCACTTCAGGCTTATCGCCCTTAAAGACTCTAGTGAATTCCCTAATATATGGGGCCCATCCATGTGCTTCCAGATATTCTTCTTCAGTATCAAAGTAGTTCATTTTGGGGTATGCCGGTGTAGAATCAGTGTTCTTCTCAGTTGCAGTTATATGTATAACTCTAGTATCCTCCAAGTATCTAAACTCACGATATGTAGCCCAA